ATATAAACCCTTTGAGGGTAGATCAACGATTTCAGTTGGTGTTGTAAAGGATAGGGAAGGTTTTGATTCTTCCTGTTCTTGTTGTAGGTCGGAAATGGGAGCATCACCTTGAACTTTGGTAGCTCCAAATCTTTCCTCATTGTTTCGTATCGACATTTTTACCTCTTAGCTAAGTTTCGTTTGCTGACTATTATACAATGTTGTCTGCAATAATTTAATGTATTATTATGAAGTTGGTTTATTGTACGGATCTTCCTTACTATAGTTTTCGAAAATTGCATAGTCATATCTAATTGTGCATTGGCACTCAAGCATGTCTTCTCCGTTATAATCATAGTCTCCCCATGAAATGTTTGTAAAGAAGGCATTATATAAGTCCCAATAGGCTGTATCCGTCAACATCGTTTGGTTCTGATTTGCAACTCCAAGTTGTGCAATCCGCACTTTACCTACACCGACCTCATTTGCAGCATATTTTGTAAAACCATTCATGCTACGATCACTAGTAGTTGGAGTTCTATAACCAGATGCTCCAAGTTTCCTAAAAAGATTTCCTGATTGGTCATCTTTGCCGCCGGGGTCAACGAAAGAGATGTCAACTGGATCCCACTCGGCTCTGCCGGGGTAATAAAATGTGTGATTCAAAAACTTGTGTGCTGTTTCTGATATCTTTACTGCTGGGTTCTTTACTTTTGTAACGACGTAAGATTCGTCTCCGTCTAAAAATAGTTGAAATCTATATTTTCTTTTTGGCTCTATTTTGCCATCTGACCAAAAACCTGCCATTTGGTGGTCCTCCTATATTACTTGTGTATATAAATAGTGGGGGGCAACAATTCCCCCCACGTCTTTTTTATTAATCCTCGAATGAAGCGCCACTGTTTGTGATGTTGAAGTCAATTGCGATATATTCAATTGCCTTGGTTGGCTTCAAAAAGATTTTTGCATAAACGATATTTCTATCGATAAGCTCTGGTGTCGTAGTTGTTTCATCAAGAACAATCTTGAAGTCGTCCAGTCCAAATCTAGCTCTAACAGATCCCAAGAATGGCTCTACTCTAGAAACAAAACTGTTCCAAGTCTGCTTGACATTTGGTTGGAAGAGGACTTGGTTTGCCATTCTAGAAATTTCTTTCTTGACAAAGTTCATCAATCTTCTCACATTGATTCTATCCAGAGCAGAAGGTGTGACTTGAAGGGTCTTTTGACCGAACACCACAATCCCTTCGTTCGGGAAGTTAGCGATTGGGTTGATGTTTGCTTCATAGAGATTATCTCTCTCTTTAGAAGTCAATCTTTGACTTGTTCCAACCACAGGAACTCCTGCATCTCCATTAGAAAGCCCACCTCTGTTGAATCCAGCAGGTGCGAACCAAAGTTCGTCTTTTCTTTCTGTAGTTGCAAATACTCCGATAGCTGCCACTGAAGGTGGTACCCAAACAAGGGCTCCTTTTTCTGGGTCTCTAACTTGAACCCATGGGTAGTAAGCACATGCGTAGCTGCTATTTTCTTGGAGAAGTTGAATATTGCTAATAACAGAGTCCAAACTTCCTCTTCTGTCTTTCTCGGTACCTACAGCCTCAGTGTTTGGCTGATAGCCGCCTTTGAGATCAATAACACCTAACGCATCGGCTCTGTCTTCACAAGTTCTAATAATTCTTGTGGATAATCCTTGATGTGTAAGACCGGGCATTGAAATCAAGTTTGTATCGACAACCTCTGGGTCTGCAACAGATGCTATAGCTCTTTGAATTGAGTGAATAGCGTAATTTGTCGTTGCTGAGTCTGTGTCGAGCATTGCACTATTTCTAAATGGCTCCATCTCTTTTACGTTAAGACCATCGTTTCCTCCGAAAAGAGGCACCGTAAATTGATCAAAACCTTTTGTGAGCATTGCTCCAAATGAAGCAGTTCCTCTATACGATTTTCCTAATACTCTATTGTTTTCAGCCCAATACATAATCGCTGGGTCACTATTGACATTGTTTTTGCCGACTGAGCCAGAAAGGTCATCAAGTGTGAAAACAAATGAAGACGTTATCGCACTACTGGACAGGAAGGTTGTGTCAAATTGGTTATCATACAGATCCTCGGCTAGTGCTCTCCCAAGGTCTAAATTGTAGCTAGCATAATTTGAGGTAGTGCTGTTCTTTTGTGTGGTGTACCCAAAATAAGCCCTTGTTGCACTTGGTGCGCTCGTACTATCTACTCTCGCTCTATGCCCCGGATGTACAATTGAAGCGGTCAAGGTCACCCCCGCCGTGTTCGGTAAGCCCATTCTATCAGCGCTAGCTACTGGCTTTATCCTTACAGGGACTGTGGTGGTATCTGATCCCGTGCGATTGAAACGCGGAGCGGCTCCAGCAGAAGAAGAGGCTATGAAAAAGTTTCCATATTTAGCAGGTCCGTGGTATCCTGCTGGTAATAGCCTTTCATTTGTAAGACCACTATCCACGTCTTCATTGACTACAACTCGAATAATTGAAGATTGATTATTGAACCTGCCATATTCTCTATAGCGTCCATCTTTATCATCCCACTCAAGGAACTTGTCTCCAATTTTTCTCGCAATGTAGTTTTCTGACTGTGGATTTAAGTTACATTGTGTATATCTTTCAATAAACCTAACTGCGTTGTCAGTATCATCTCCCATTCTTACAACAACTGTAAATGATCCATATGGATTGTCATCTGTAGTCGATTCACGAATGTCTTCGATAGCAATTTTATATTTTTGCCCTTCGGTCAAACCTGCATTGACGGTCTCAAAATAAAACAAGTTTGGTGTTCTGGTTATGCTCGGCTTGAAGGTAGCAACGTCATTACTCAAATCTTGAGAAAAGATAACTGGTGTTCTTGCAGCCCTAAAGGGTTTTTTGTGCTGGGCGCGATCATTGGCGTCGGCGGAGTTTTCTAGTGGTAAAATAACACCAAACAGACCACCTGCCGATGTGGTGCTAAGAGCACTCAGTTCGTGACCTGCGTTGGAGTCAGTCAGCCAGTTTTCATATGACTCGCCAAGCCAGTAGCTGGCTGTTAGCGCAGCAGATCCAACCTTGTCGTTGGTGAGTGTTGGGTTTGTGTTGAACACCTTTCTAATGAACTTATCACTAGCTTCATTAAAGTTGAATTCTGTTGTGTATGAAACAGCACCGTGCCCGTACACCTGAGCTTTGAAGCCATAGTCTGTTCCCACACTCTTTACAACACATCCTGCTGACGCGGTGTGTCCTGAGTCGTCTACAAGGGCACCGGTTAGGCGGATATGCCCTGCATCACAATACCAAACAGCAGCAAGAGACCCAGTACCGACTTGTCCGGAGCCAGATGGAACAATGAATAATCCATATGCACCACCATTTGGTTCACCAGTGTAAGTGGCGGCGGATGTGCTCCAACCTGCTTTACCGGCTGTGGTAGCATCTGGGCTTTCGGAACCAAGGAGACGAACAACGTTTACAGGCGCACTATTTCTTAAGTAAGCTTGAGCAGCGTATGCTGCATATGTCGGGGCGGTGTAATTGCCATTTCTCCAAACATCGTTACCAGTTCCGCCGGGGATGGCTTCGCCAAAGATATTGATGAATTCGGAATATGATTGTACTTTTACAGGACGCATTGAAGGTCCTCTTTCTAATCTACCGATAATGGTTGGTCCGATATCATCGGAAACCTTGGACCGGGCAGAGTTATCAATCTCGTTGATAAAAACTCCGGGGGATACAAACTTGAATTGCTTAACTGACATGTTGCTGTTCTCCTTCTTACAATGAGTGTATTAGTTTACAATAATTTCTCTTATAATTAGTGTGCTAAAGTGCGAAAACTCCAGTATCGTTTATTTTTATTTTTCTAACTATATGGATCTTCTTCTGGTAGGTTAGGATTCCAGCCGCTGGGATACTTTCCGACGCCGGGGTTGGAAGTCTTGTCTGTCTCATGACCCTCTGCGGCAATGAGGTCGGCAGCAGATATGTTTTGGGGAATATCACCAAATATCGCTTCTTCTTTAGTAAAAGTGACGTCAACAATGCTCTCTCTGAAAGAAATCTTGGGTCCTTCTTGGTTTTCCTCAGAGCCTAGTATGTATCCAAGCACATTTATGTTGAATTGTGTCTCGATTGTTCGCTCATCGGCTCCCATTGAAGACAAGTTGTTCTGTGGGGCAAAGTCTTCTGCTAAAAATGCTTCGTAATTGTGCCCATCTTTTGAAATATTGAAGTAATTTATTCCTCCGCCTTTGTTTAGAAAGGGTGAGAGAACCTGATTCATTTGTTGAATGTATTGTGTTCTTATTGTTACCTGATATGTAATATACAAGTAAACAGGCATTGGCGCATAAGCGTATTGGTATACTGTTTTCTCAGGGGGTGAAGGAAAATTTATCTGTCCTTTGCTTCTTTTCGACTTTGCGCCTTCAAAGTTTGAAGTTTTTCCTTGAACTATTCTCTTGTCCAATACAATTGAGTTGCCCTTTACTTCTGGTGGCACGTTACCATAAACGCTTCCCTTTTTTGTGAGGCTTTTTTGCATTGCTGTCCTTTCTAAGGTTAATACAGGCAAAACAATGGTGCCATCAGCATCTCTGTAGTCTTTGTTTTTCTTGGATTGGAATGCTCGTTCTGCTGATACCCATAGCACAGGTAGCGCCTCAAAGCCTTTGTTTCCAATAACATGAGTGTTCATGTCTCGAATGTGGTCAAGCATAGCACCATCGATTGTCTCAATGGTTGAAAGCTTGATTGGTATATCTTCTCTATATTTGCTCATATACTATTATGGGTATGAATTAGGGTTACCCACTATACCTCCTGCATCAAAAATACTTTTTCTTGCCTTTATGCACTCGGCAGAAATTTCCATTTTATGTTCGTTCTGTCCAAAAAGCTCTCTAGGTTCATTTAGAACAACAATCTCATAATAACTTTGACCATATAAGATAAAATCACCTTCTCTCACAAAAAGATCTTGGTCCTCAGTCAACCTTCTTTTGTGAAAATGTATGTTTATACTGGGTCTTCTGTTTATTCCAAGGTGCGTATTTTCAGTTTCATACCCTTTCCACTCTACAAGGGCATAAACTCTAATTGGTGGTAAAAAAGTCTTGTTTATAGCCTCCCCATAAATATCATGATAGTTGGTATGCTCTAAACTTATTGGATAGTACAATACCTGTTGCCCAATAACTCTTTCAATGAGTTCATCATTGACTTGTTTAACAAGGTCACGTTCCTTCTTACCTGTAAATAAAGGAGGTGGTGGCTGACTTGGTTGTGACCATTTGTTTTTTGACATTTATTTACCCCACAAAAACAGCAGCAGGTATTTGCTGCATGATTTTGTTTGAATTTTCAACAACTCCAGCACTATCCTCTGCCAGTTGTTGGTAAGTGAGTTGATTAAGTACCTCTTTCAACTCCTCTCTTAATTTTTCTTGCTCCTCCTTCCCTTGACTGATAAGGTCACTACCGTTTAGCTGCACATCATTGCCCGGAATTGGTATCGAGGCAAATTTGGACCTTACTAAGCCCAGCATTTCTTTTGCTAAGGATAAGGCAAACCTTCTAATCCATTGTTTACCGATAGAATTTATGTTCGCATATGGTATGTTCTGGAATGGGAGAGTGTTCATGTTATTCACACCATCAATACCAGTTTTAACACTAGAATCAACCTCTGTATATGGGTCTGACTCTACTGTAAATTCCACCCAATACTTGGTGGGGGCATAATTTTCTCTAGGAATTGGGAATATTCTTAGCTTGTTGTTTTTCAACTCATATGACCAATGAGAAACACGAGTATAGAGAGCATCTTCATATGCCATCGCTTGAGATTTGTTTTGCCAAGTCGGTACAATCTGAAAAGTTGAATCATCTGCATACTGCCCATACGTTGATAGGTTGCCAACAACATTTAGACCACCATAATATCCATAAAATCTCCACATTGAGGCTGGTGTTTTGTAAAACACTCTTCTGATTGTTACTTTTTTATCACCAACTTTCTGATAATATGGAACACTAGCTGATAGAGCCGAGGAACCTGATATGATCTGTTGTAAATCATAATCTTGCTGTCCACCTGTCATAGCAAAAGAGGCTGAATAAATTGGCACAGTTCCACCAACCCCTGCTTCAGTCGAGATGCCGTCAGATACCGTTTTGGCATATGCAAAGTTGAATTTTGGATACTTTAATGCAATATTTGAACCAGATAAACTAGAGCCGCTTTCTATTTGACCATCTTGATCAAATGAGGCTGTGTTTGCACCTAAAAGGTCAGACAATACATTTTTTGCTTGATGTGAATTTACAATATATGAGTATTCTAGGACGGCTTCTTCATATGCTGAGTATACTTGATATTCTGTTATTTCTAAATCTAATACATCCCCTCCTAACTTTTTGTAGGTATATGCAACCTGATCCACGGCTCCGGAAACAAAGGCGGGTGTTGTGTATACGCCAAACGGCAAAGGGTTTGCAACCGAATTCACGTTTGAATGAGCGCCAGTGATTGGCAAAACAATAGCACTTGTTGTGCTAGTGGGTGTTAGTGTTGGGACAGACATGCATAGAATCCTCCATGTATAAATAGCTTGGCGTTCAAGTAATAGAAAGAAAAAACCCTGCTTCCAATCGAAATCAGAAGCAGGGTCTTGTTTTTGTTACAGTTTAGTTAGCTGTATTAGTCAACAAGGTTGTGACAGATAACCAATCCGTACATATCAGGACGTACCATCTTCTTAGCATAGCGTGTCATGACACCCTTACGCGGCACGAAGTCTTCCGTACCAAAGATGGTAGGAGTGACTTGGAGCGGCACGTATGGAGCGT